TTATAAATTATTACAATAATAAATTATAATGAAATTACATACATTCATATATTTGTTCGTATCCTAAATTACCATGTGTTTCTTTCATAGTTACACTACATCCTCCAATTTCAGGCATATAAGAAACATCAAATTTATTTATTTCCATTTTCATAGCATATAGAATAATATTTTTAATATTTTGTTTATCTGATTGATTATGAAGGTGTAAACTCAATTTATCCATATCAATGTTTCTTTTATTCAATTCGTCTAAAATATATTTAAAATCATGAAATAACAACGATCCACATGTATCGGATAAACAAATTTCATTTAAATGTTCATATGAATAATAATAAAACAATATTTCATCTATTATTTTTTGTAATTCTAGTTGTCCATTTACCGGACATTCAGTAATACATGAAATATATAATTTAACTTTGTGGTCATTTACCTTAACAACAAGTTCCATCATTTTTTCTATTTCTTTTTTTGTTTCATCTAAAGATTTATTAATATTTTTCTTTTGAAAAGCAGAGGAAACAGATGTAATAAAGGAGAAATTTTCCACATTATGTTTAATAGCAGTGTCTAAGCTTCTAGTATTTGGAGTTAACATATAAATATCAAATGGTTTGCTAAAACAAGATTTAAATGAATTAGCATACTGAAACAACTCCAAAGAATGTTCCATTTGAGGTAAAATTTTAGGACTAACAATAGATCCGATTTCCATAGAAGAAGGGCATCTATGGGTAACAATTGTATCAAATAGTTTTTCTTTTTCTTTTAAAGTATAAATTTTAGGTATAGATTGAAGACCATCACGAAGAGTGACATCAAATAATTTAATAGGTTTAAATTTTACAATACGAGTATACATAATTATTGTATATTAATCTTATAAAATATATTTAGGTCAATTTTATTTAAAAATATGATAGTATTAAATATAATGGCTTTAGAATTTGAGGGAGATAGAAATGCTTTTTTACAATTGTTAAAAGAAAATCCTGGTGTATTAATATTTAAATTTACAGCAGATTGGTGTAAACCATGTCAAACAATAAAAAAAGATGTAGATGCTCACTTTGAAAGAATTAGCAGTGACAGAATAAAATGTATAGAGGTAAATGTAGACGAAGCATTTGATTTATTTGCTTTTATGAAAACCAAAAAAATGATGAAAGGAATTCCCACGATGTTAGCTTATAAAAAAGGAAATACGAATTTTGCACCAGACGATAGTATATCGGGGGCAGAATTAAATGAAGTAAACGATTTTATAGGAAGATGTGAAAAAATGTGATAAAATAGAAAAATAAATAAATAAAGTATATTTAAATGGATGATCTAGATTTAAATATACATAATTATGAATTAAATGATTTATTAAATTTATTTAAAATACCGTTTCAATTTGGAGAAAGGGAATTAAAAGAGGCAAAAAAAATGGTTTTAAAAACGCATCCAGATAAATCAGGTTTAGCAAAAGAATATTTTTTGTTTTTCTCTCAAGCCTATAAATATTTATTAAAGATTCACCAACTAAGACAAAGTTCAACAACAACAAATACAGAATATCAAAAAGACGATATGTGGGCCAATGAACACAGTGTATTGATAGATGGAAAAATAAAAAGTATGAGTCAAGAAGAATATTCAAATTGGTTTAATGAAACATTTGAGAAAATGAAACTTAAAGATTCGGACGCTGAAAATGGATATGGAGATTGGTTAAAATCAGATGAAGATTTAAATACTTCGACAGCTCAAAATAGTAGTGAAATGAATGAATATATACAAAATAAAAAAAATCAAATAAGAAGTTTAGTTGTTCATAAAGAATTTGGAGAGATGTCAAGTGGAAATCATTATGATTTATTGAGAGATACGCCAGATAGTTATGGTTCGGGTATGTTTGATAAATTACAGTTTGAAGATTTAAAAAAGGCACATGTTGAATCAGTAATACCAGTAACAGAAGATGATTTTAATAACAGAAAAAAATACGGGAATATAGATGAACTTAATAGAGAGCGAACCCAAGATATAGCCGTAAAAGGGGAACAATGGTTTTCGTCCCATGAAAATAAATTAAAATCAATGAAAAGTAATGATGAAGATATTAATATACAAAGAGCATATAAATTAATGAATCAAGATGAACAAATACGACATAACTATGAAAAGTTTTGGTCAGATTTGAAAAGAATTAAGAACTAATGGGAATCGTTGGTAAAATATCAATAACATAATCGGGTTTATAATTGGTTTCACAATTAAAACAAGAGTTTTTATGAATGAGATTATGGGTTTTAAAATTATGATGAAAATTAAAGTTACAATTTTTACAAGTAGTAGTATGGTAAACTGGAGTGGCAAATCCCTGTTCCATTTTATCCAGACAAGTGATATAAATATCTTTCTTAATTGGTGTTGAAGACTTAGTAATAAAATTACCCATGATTAATTATATGATAAATTAATTTTTACAAAAGACAAATCAATTTTAAAACTTATTGTAAAATAAATTTGTTATATTAATATATATGAATTACTACACCAAATATATTTTTGTTTTAATTTTATTATTTGTATTTGGATACTTTTTTGATAGTTACCGAAAAATGGAAATGACGCAAGATAAATTGGGTGAATATGAATTAATTAAGAAATATTTATTAAATGATTCCACTTTAGCCAGAACAGATAAACCAATATTATGGATCCATGTAACCTTTGAAACAAATGCTAGATGGTGGCCATCATTTGGATCAAGAAATACCAAATGTTTTAATCAACCTTATCAATATTTAACAATTAAATCTTTGGTTGATAAATGCGGTGATAGTTTTAATATATGTTTAATAGATGATAAAACATTTAACAAAATAATTCCTGGATGGAGCACTAAGGTTGCAAATTTACCAAATCCTTTAAGACCGCATCTTAGGGAATTAGCAATGGCAAAGATATTATATTATTATGGTGGTATGACTGTTCCATCATCATTTATTTGTATGAAGAATTTAAAGCCTCTTTATAATAAAGGAACTTCTGCTGCACCAATGTTTTGTGGAGAATTACCTACTAAAAGTGTTGTTTCTACTTATACAGAATTTTTTCCTTCACATTTAATTATGGGTTGTAAAAAAGAATGTGGAATGATGGAACAATATATTAATTATTTAGAGAGATTAGTAAGTAATGATTATACGAATGAAATGGAATTTACTGGAGAAACAAATAAATGGTTATATGAACAAGTAAGACAAAGAAAAGTAATGCCTTTAGATGCCAAATATTTTGGAACTAAAACAGTAGAAGGGAATCCTGTATTAATAGATGATTTATTAAGTGATGATGATGATTTCCAAATTCCTAGTTGTGCTTATGGAGTATATATTCCTCAAAACGAAATCCTATTGAGAACCAATTATCAATGGTTTGCGAGATTAAATCCAGAACAAGTTTTAACAAGTAATACATTAATAGCTAGATATTTATTGTTATGTAATTAGATAAATAATAATATATTTAAAATATATATATTATTATGACAACCGTAGATTGTATAGAATTATATAAATATTTAGCTTGTAATGATACAATTCACGATTTTGGAAAGGGGGAAAGAGGAGAAAAAATAGTTGATATAATTAAAGAAATATTAAAGGAACCCCTTTATAAACAATATACTCCGTTTGGAGATAATAGAAATATAACTATGGATGCTTTTGAGAGATCAGTTGAAGAATTTGTATTATATAATTGTGATTTACCAGGAATTCCTGAATCTGTGTTAGCGCAATCTCCTTATTTGACCAGTCCAAACTTAGGAGATTCGGCTGCTACAGATGTAAAAGATGTAGCTATTTACAGATATATTAATATAGATAAAAATGTTAATTACGGTATTAAGTTATTTAGTTACCAAGTATTAGGTCTAACCGATATACAAAGAAAAAATATATTTGAAGAACCTAGTAATATAGATCCAGCGATATCATTTTTTTCAACTATTATCATTGAAGATCAATATAACCCTAGTGAAACAGGAATTAGGAAATTATTTAATTGGATGGAAGATGAATTAAATAATCCTAAAAACCAATTAACATCACTATTACCTAAAAGTCTGGATATAAATGATAGACCTGATATAAGAAAAAATAAAATAGGAAATTTTTTAATAAATACATTTTTTTATGCAGGTAAGGGTTCTGATTATAAAGGTTTTATTTATAATAAAGATGCTGTATCTGGAAATTTAAAATGTGCATTTTCAAAGTTTACTAACAATGTATTAGGAGCTGTAAAAGATACAGCAAATTATGGAGATTCAGCTATAACAGCAGAATCAGGGGCAGGTGAAGATGAAGACGATTCAAGTAGTAAAAAAAATAAGGGATATACTTGCGGAAGAAATAAAAAAACTAAAATTGGAGATAATTTATTTGATTTGGTGGTTGGATATTTTAATGTAGAACAAAAAGACAAGGGTAAACTTTCTATTGAAGTGACAGAAAATCCAGATGAGTTACCGTCTTTATTTCCAGCTTCTAATGGAGAACCAAAAGGTAGAAAAGTTTACTTTTTTTCTAATAATTTTTTTACAAAAAATAATTTTACTATTGCTTATGTAGAAACTAAAGATAAAAATTGGAAACCTTATTTTCAACCATATAATTTTTCTTTATGTATTTACAGCGGGGAAAAATCACCTGGACTTATTCAACAAATACAAAGTAATCCTGAAAATGAAAATTTAATAGCATCTGCTGCTTTTAGTTCAGGCGATAATGGACCTTCTGTAGTTTATTTAAAACAATTAATTATTGCTGTTAATTTATCAACAAATGAACAATCTTTCAAAAATGGAATAAATGCAGTAATTCCAGAAGGTAAAATATTAAATATAAACCAATTAATAATAAATATTTATAATAAAATAAGCGGAAATAATGGTGTAAAAAAAAATATTATAATAAAATTGTTATTAGATTTAAAAAGGTGTGGTGATTTTGAGCAAGTTGATGCAATCCGTATGATTCAAGATCAAAATGAAGGGACCAATAATAGATTTGGATTACAAGATATTTTATTTACAACAGGAGATAGGTTATGTTCCTTATATAGTAGATTTAGAAACACAAATGTTCAATTTTTTGTAGCAAACACACAAAGATATTACTTATATCGCCAACCTTATATTTATCCA